TGTTGAAATCCTTTTTCGGATCTAACCGGACCGTTAAACGATGTGTTTGCCATAATATTCCTCCTAGAATATTTAAATGTAGTCCCTAGGGGATAGTCGACTATACGCGTCTACATTTAAGTTTTGTTAAATTTGTATAGTAGTTTATTTATATGATAGTTTTGAGTAGAGTGCAAGAGATCCCTGCATAAAAGTACGATTTCAGCGATGTGGCGTTTATCTAAGTTGCCACAGAAACTTGAGCGGCCGAAGCTTGAATTGCATTTTCTCTATCTGCAATTTTAGATTCTTCCAGTTTGATCTCAGTAATAATGCTTTTAATTGCATTATCAATTTCGACCATGTTGAGAGTATATTTGCCATTTTGCTCATACTCCAACTGCCACCTCAACTCCAAGGACCTTTTCTGTTTGTATAGGTCTTCGGTCATGACTAACCTCCTCATAGGTTATTCTACGGGCGTCTCTAAACATTCCCGTTGATTCCCATTTTATACTCTTTTCTCCAATTTTGTCAAGGATTGAGTTTTCAATAGATTGAGCATTATCCTCTGCTAAAACTTCAAATTTAGCGTGATGATCGTAAGCCCATATATTTACTAGGAATTTTTTCATTTTATCACTGTATGGTTAAAATGAGGCCGAATTGTGTCCGGCCTCATTAATTAGTTATTACGCACCTTCGACACCGAAGATACCTCTAGGGTCTGATACGCCAAAAACGTATCTTTCTCTAGCTTTGTATCTAACGTTGCCAGTATCAAAGTCCCCTTCCATCTTAGTTGTAAGAGGAGCTCTGTTAAAGTGTTTCATCCCATTAGGGACATCTGTAGTAATGTACCAAGAGTCTGTATCAGTTAAGAAATTGTTTACTCTATAACCTTGAGCAATCATTCCTAATGATTTAACTGCGTTGATATCATTATCAGCAGTACCAACTCTACCTTGAGATTTCATTAATCTCTCAGCAGTAAATTGGTTCGCCGGTGGCACAATCATTTTTACACCTTTAGCTGCAATTTTTAAACCTCTTTCATCAGTCATAGCAGCAATATCTATTAGTGCTTGTTCTAATGAAGTTTCGTTTAAGTCAGCTTGTGTAGTTAAAGTATTTTGAAAAGTACCTGCAATCGTTGGATGCGCAGTACTAAACAATTGTTGACCATCACCTGAAGTGAAATTACTCAATGAAGGTAATCCATTATTCAAAGGTGCTGCCCCTTTAACTTGTTTTGTTTGTGACATCGATCTTGCTAAAGCTTTTGTGTATCTAGAAGCAAGTCTGTCATACAGGTTATCTTCAATAGCTTCCTCAGTGATAGCAAAAGCGAGAGCAATTGTCTCGTTAGTGTATCTTGCTGTGAAAGTTTCTTGCGCCGTATCATAAGCAACTCCAGATCCTTCTGGTTTTACGTATGCGTTAGCGAAACCTGATAACATAACTTCCTCTTCGAAAGCTCTATCAGATGATTCAGTCGTATAGATTTCCGCCGACTGATTTTCGTACTGTTTGTATTCCAGGCCAAACAAGGCGTTTAAACCTGGCTCTAGTTCTTTGACTAGCTGATTACGTGATATTGCCATAGTTTATTCTCCTAAATACCTTGAGTACAAATGTTGCCGAGTATATGTTCGTATATTTGTACACGCCATATACATCCTGCGACAGTTGGATCTTGGTTTTGTTCGTCAAAGGATACACCTAGTATCTTTAATTGGTCAGCCGCTGTTCCTGCTGCATCGTAAATTGTTTCTCCCGAAACAAAGTTTATCGAACTTCCTGCAGTAGCAACTATCTTACTTGTACCACCCACATCAGCAACTGCTAATGTACTACCTGCGTCCCTGATTTCAAATATTTGTTGAGGGTCGCTGTTAACAAGAGCAACAATATCCGTAGCAGTGTTACTTGCTTTGGAATAATTTGCCCAAGTAGGTTTACTTGTAGTGGCATCAGTATAGAAGACGCCGTTTAATGAGCCAAGGTTATTTGCGACTGAATCAGTGGCTTGTAAAATCACTCCATCTGCAGTCAACATAACCATGTCGTGATGGTACATAATAGCAGAACTTGCTGCTACATTCCATTCACTTAAACCAGCGTTGTTGTCGTTCTGACCTATCTTTGCAATTGGTCTCAATCCGAAACCAGTTGTGCTTTGATTAGCCATAGTTGTCTCCTTGTGCAAACTACTTTCATAGTTTGCGGTTAATTTAATCGCTGGTAGGGAATTGGTTGTTATCCCGAGAAATTGTTAAAAAATTAACTACTTCTTTGTACCACCGAAGGTTGTACGAGACTGTCGATCAATTTCGATCGGCATACTCTTATGCTGTTCCTTCATTAAATCGTTATCCATTGCAGTCATTTGATCCTTTGCTTGTTTAGCATAATAATCTTGTCTTGACTGCGCGATCTCTTCCGGTACTCTAGTCAGCACTAGGCCTCCGTGTCCGATCACCCCTGTGTATTTGCCATCCTGGATTACTGGATAATCATCTCCTGGAAATTCGTCTGCTCTCACTAATTCGTAGCCGGACCTTAAGCGTCCTTGTACGTTTTTCGTGTCAACGAATCCCAAAATTTCAATCCTGACCCATCTGTGTCGGAATCCATTTGGCGCGTTGGGTGTATCTAAATACGACGGTGGAGTCCAAACTTTCTTACGCGTTTCTTTTTTAGTTTGGCTCGCACGGGAAGTGTTTTTTTCATTTTTCATATGCCTACGCCTCCAGCGTGTTTATAAGTTGTTTCGCATATTCTTCTAGTGGCACACCTAATTTTCTAGCAATTGCTACCTGGGAAGGTGTGAGTCTTACCGTTTTGCGACCGGCCGTTCTTGAACTACGCGTTGCAGAGGCAACGTTTTGTGTAGGTTTGCTAGTCGTTTTTTCTGCTACAGTATTCTTACCAAATTTGTGGGGAAATTCAAGTCTTATTCTTTTATCAACTTCCTCATAATATTCGTCAGATTTAGGGTCAAGCCCTTCCTCTTCTGTAAGTTTTCTATGTAGATCAAAAGCAGTATATGTCATGGCATTATCTTTGCCAAACCACTCGTTTTTCTCCGCCCAGGCTTCCGCTTTGGGATCTGGTGGAGGTGTTTGTTGTGTTCTGACAGGGCGTTGTAGCTTACTAGTTTCTTTTTTATCAGCTGTTTCTTGCATTTTATGCTGAGTTTTTAGTTCTGCTAATTTAGCCTGTTCATAACCTAATTGAGAAATTGCGGTTAAAGCTTCTACTTCAGCTTTAGAATCGCTTTGTTCTCTAGCTGCCGATAATTTAGCTTGTGATGCCGCTAATGAAGAAGAAATTCTTCCTTCCATCTCATCGGCATAGTTTTTGTCTAAATCAGTTGCAACTCTAGTTAATTGGTCTCTTTCTCCTTGAACACGTCTAGCATAAGATACGGCTTCTTCCCGTTGTCTTTCTGCTTCACGCATACGTTTAGTAAGCTTAGCTATTCTTTTCTTAACCCCCTCAGAATATTCTTCAACTGAGCTACTGTCATCTGGTCGCTTACTATCCCCTTCTTCTGGAGTTTCTTTCTTAGTCTCTTGTTCGCTTGGTGAATCATCCAACTGCTCACCAGATTTCTCAGATGAATCATCGGACTTATCACTGTCTTTATTATCAGTTTCTGCATTTGTTTCCTCCTGTTGTACTGACTCTTCTTTCTCCTCTGGAATAGCTACATCTACTTCAGGTCCTGAAGTATCTAGTTCTACCATCGGTTCGTTTATTTTCTTTTTATCTTCTGGCATAGTTTACTCCTTCTATGTTTAAAATTCGTGGAATATATCTTCAGGGTTGTCCACGGTTGCTAAAACTTCATCATCATTGAGAAGTCTTATCTCACCCCCATCTATTTTAATTCGTGATCCTGCATATCTTGCAAAGATAATCCAATCACCTTTCTTGCACCAGGGACCTTCTGGAAATTTTTCCTTATCATAACAATTTGGTCCGGTTGCAAGAACTAAACCACAAGTTGATGCTACTTGAGATTTTTCTATCGTACTATCGGTTATTAAAATTCCGCCTTTAGTTTTATCTTTTTGTTTAAAAGGTAAAACTAAAATTCTCCAACCTGTTGGCGTTGGGAGCTTTGCTGATTCTGCAGTGAGATCTTGTTCTTTTTTTGAAGGTTGAACTCCAACTAAACCCTTAGGGGGTAAGTGGATTTTTGGTGTTTCCTTTGATACTGACAATTTTTCCGCCATCTTCTTTTTGCTCCTTTTTTTCTAGCAGGGTGGATACTTCCTGACTCAGATACTGATATGTTCGTATCTGACCTAACATATACTGATATTTTTCCATATTGTCAACACCACCTGAAACCATGGCTGCAACAACATCATCATGACGCATTTTGATAATTCTCTGCACCTTACTTATAAAGGTTAAATCATCCATTATTTTTTCCTCCTTTTTACTTTTTTAACGGGTTTCTTTCCGTACTTTTTCGTCCACTTTCTAGCTATCGCTGGTTCTTTCTTCCAGAGATATCGTCTTTGTTTTTCTGATTTAAACGGCAATTAGCCCTTTCTCTTTCTAGCCATCTTTTTAAACGTCTTTGCTAAAGCTTTAGCTCTTCCCGTGCAACCTTTTTTTGTAATAGGTGTGCATTTTCCTTTAGTTCCACGTTTTTTGATTGATTTGTTTACGTCTTGAATCCAATTTGCTGAGCCACCTTTTTTAAGACCAGCTCTTCCACCACTCTTATAACCTCTATTTAATTCACCATGAACTCTACTTATTTCAGCTCTTCTATTTGCATTTGAAGGTTCAGCTTCTACACGGCCTAGTTCTTCCAATAAATTAGTTCGTCCACCTGTTTGCTTTCCAATTCTACCACCATGTTTTAAAGCAACGCCAACACTACCTTTTTTCCTAACGACTCCGCCACCACGATACATTTGACCGCCCTGCATTCCCATATCAGGTTGATAATATCCATGAGTCATGTCTCTACGAGCACTACTCATAGGACCGCCTAAATTCTTTCGAACTCGAACGACTCCTTTTCCTCTTAAAGCTATATCACCCATTATTTATTAATTTTGCCGGATTTTCTTTTGCCCCATTTTCCATAAGACTCGTCTCGTCTGTCTTTGAAAGATTGTTTCTTAGTAGACTCTTTTCCACGTCTTGCACTAATAGACTCATCTTCTCTATCTTTATAACCTTGTTTCTTTTTAACTTTGCCACCTTTTTTCATTCCTTGAGAATAAGGGAATCTAACATTTGATCTTACTCCATTTTGTCTCATTATTTTTTACCTCTTCCTAATGCTCTACCAAAACCACGTTTTGCAATTCCAGTAACACGACCACCATGCTTAGCACCAATTCTTCCACCAGCTTTCATACGATAGTTAACACCTCTTTTCATAACTCTTGGAATTATAGGTACGTATGCTGCTCCTGCTGCTGCAGTTTGTTCAAATGGATTTATTCCCCTTCCTTTTTGGGCATAAGCAGCTCTTATCTTTTGATTTTCTATTGCTTGTTCGTCGGTACCTGCTCCACGCATTCTTCCAATAGGAACTTCGCCTGATCCAATAATTACTTTTTTATCTACCGCTACATCTGGCACATCTTTTCTAATAGGTGCCTTGATATGATCGGTTCCGAGTATAGGAGGAGATGATAAACTAGCACCACCTGCTGCTCCAGATTTTAAAAATCCTGCATCAGTTCCAAACTTCTTTTTACCTCTTCCAGCCAAAGCTGCACCACCTGCTAATGTAAGCAGCAATGCTAACCTCTTATTTCTTCGTCTTGATTTTTTAGACATAATATCTCCTTATATGTTTTTTGCTACTTAGTGTCCACCTTATTT